CCAGTACCAGTCTGTGAAGCAATAGAAGTTGCAGCACCAACAGAGGTAATAACACCAGTAAGATTACTTGGTGCAATAACAACAGTATCAACATAGTTTTTAGTTGCAGCATCTGCTGAGTTAGTTGGTGTACCAAGACCAGTAATCTTGTTAGTACCCATAGCAAGGGCACCAGACATTGTAGAACCAGCCTTCAGAACAACAGTGTCAGAGAAGTTCGCTGTATCAGCAAGTGCTGCAGCAATCTCATTCAAAGTATCCAAAGTACCAGGGGCACCATCAATAAGGTTACTGATAGAAGTATCAACATATGCTTTAGTAGAAGCATCAGCATTAGATGTTGGTGTGGCAAGGTTAGTAATTTTTTGTGAGTTCATAGAGAATGAACCAGTAGGTGCAGCAAGGTCAGTTACTTTAGAAGTACGAACCTGTGTATCAAAATCTGAAACAGTTGATGCTAGTTGTGTACCAGTATGGTTAGCACGAGCCAGAGGGTCAGTTGCTAACTTGCCGTTGGCAATTGAACCAGCCAACATTGTGTTAGTAACAGTGCCAGTATCTGCAGCAGTAATTGCTGTACCAGCAATCTTAGTTGCAGCAATCGCAGCAGATGCGTTAACATCAGCGTTAACAATTGCACCGTTAGCAATACTTGTTGTTAAGGTAACATTTCCTGAACCGTTAAATGATTGGGCTGAAGCCTCAACATCACCAACAATTTGAAAATCTCTACCAGTAGCAAGAGTTGTTGCAGTAGAAGCATTACCTGTTAAAGCACCAGTAACATTTGCTGTGATAACACCAGCAGAGAAGTTACCTGAAGAATCACGAGAAACAATTGCTGAACCAGAGTTACTTGAAGTAGCAGTAGTAGCAGAGTTCTGAACCTTATTCGCTGTAGAAATTGTTCCAAGTTTAGTATCAGCAATCGCTGCACCTGCAGCAATGTTAGCGTTAGCAATATCACTAATAGTATTACTTGCAGCACTGATAGTTTTGTTAGTTAAAGTCTGTGTGTTAGTTGTACCAACCACAGCACCAGTAGCACCGTGAACAGCAGTAGCCTCAACGTGAGAAGCAGCATTACGCATATCCTCACCGATAGCCATATGGCGAACCTTGGCACCAGAAGAATGTGTCTTACCTGTTGAACCATCGTGACCACGAACAACAGTCAAAGTGTTAGAAGAAACACCTGTTACCCTAACAATTTCCTCAGAAGATGTTTCAGGTTCAAGCACAACAATGAAATCATCAGTTGTGTTAATAGACGCTGGGTTAATACCACCAAGTAAATTCGTTGCATTAGCAACAGTAATAGGCAGTTGTTGTTAAAGAACCAACAACTTCAGTCTCAAGAGAGACGCTGGAATACTTTCTAGACATAATGAACCCTTACTGGATATTTACCATTTAGACGGTTAGTTTCTTCTTGTAAACGTTGCTGATACAAAGCCAACAAATATCTTGCAGTACTTGTACCAGAACCAAACGGACGTGTCTGGTCATTAGCATCTGCTTCAGGAGAAGTAAATGTTAAACGACCAGGGTCAAGGAAAGATGCCATACGATACGAAGCACCATAGACAATCAAATCACGACTAGTTTCCTCAAGACCAGTAGTGGTTGTAAAAACATCAGCATCGGCTGAAAGAGGTGTAGGTGTTTTAGCATAAACAACCTGAACAGTACGACCAGGAACAATAGCCTCATTTAAAGTAATAGTGTTACCGTTAGAATAATCCACTGTTGCAGCCATAGGGTCATGTCTCCAACGACGAATTGGAATCCATTCACCTGAAGGACCAATAGAATCCCAAGAAACTGCTAACACTGTTTCAGCAGCAACAGGAAGAGAGTAAGTATTTTGTGAAGCATTAAAAGTAAAAGTATGAGATGCTACACCGTAAACATTAGGGTAAACGGCACGAAGAGTATCGTTGATTGCTCTCTTAACAGAGATACGTGGAAAACTTGGTGCAAAAGTAACTTTAGTATTTACAGTATGTGCTGCAGCAGTAGTACCACGGTAACCTCTACCAAAAGGTGAGATAACAGCAGAACGGTCAGAACGGTCAACAGAGTCAATGTGAATAAGTTCATCATCAATTTCAAGAATACCTTTACCAATGTTGTCACCTGAAGCCAAAGCCAAAGACAAATCATTGTTATCAATAGCAGCAGTCAAATATGTGGTGCGGTCTTGACGCATAGTAAAACCCTCAAGATTAATAAGGATTTCTTCTGTTAACTCATTAAATGTTGTCATCTATATTTAGCCGTTTTCTTTTTAATATTCTTAGGTTGAGCAACAAACTGTTTACCCTTTTTATTACCTTTAGCCTTAGCCCTATTAGTAGCAGCCTTCTCAGCAGGACTCAAAGCATTCCAAGCAGCATCAGGTAAATAACGTTTCTTACCCTTAGAAGGTTTACCATCAGAAGTTCTCCACTTCTGAGAACCCCAATTCTTAAGAGACTGTTGCGACTTAGCAAGAGCCATTATTTGTAACCCCCGCCAGCCTTCTTATATTGAACAGCAAGCAGTTGTGCTTTACGAGCAGACCATTCACCAGGGTCCCCACCCTTAGAACCAGCCTTAATTTTATTAAACAATGCTTTACGCATACCAGGTTTAGTGTAATTACCTGCAGCATTAACTTTAGACTTTGCTTTCTTTTTCACCACTTCACCTTGTCTGCCCAATAAGCGGCACTCATCTTACCCTTAGCAATATTCTTTGCATGACGTGCTTTAAAAGATGCTTGACGTGGTGTTGCTTTCTTATCCCCAGTAACACCTTGTTGACCAAAGCGGATTGTCTTAACCTGTGAACCAGATTTAGCCACAACAACGTGTGACTTAGTAGGGTGATTAGGAGTCCGCTTTGGCTTGTTAAAACCAGAAACCCCAGCCCTTTTAAGGCGTGAGTCTTTATTCATTATTCAGGGTTCTCCGAACCTTGACGTGGCATCGGAGGAACTTCTACACCTGTATTAGTTTGAGCAGGATTCTTTCCTCTGATAGCACCCATTTCGTGTTCATAATTTATATAATTACATCCACAAGTTGCACACATATTATTTCTTCTTTCCCATTTTCTTCATTTTAGGCATTGCTTTTTTCTTAGCATCCATTTTTTTCATATCCATCATTTTCTTACCTTTAGCCATTTTTTTACCGTACATTATTTACGCTCCATATGCTGTTCCAGTTTTGTTTGATATATCTATTGCCTTACGTATCTTCGCTGTGCTAGTACCTTCAGGTTGAATACCTTGTGCTCTAGCCGTACGATATAACGCAAGTTCTTTATCCCATTTTTTTGAACTCATCGTTAAACGAGAGTTGGCTTCACCTGCATTCAGGTCAATGGTTGAAGCCTTGCAACCAAAACATCCTTCAACAAACTCAGGATGTGTACGTTCTCTATGTAAACTCATTTCGTCCCTAAAGTCTTTTCAATTCTTTCGATAGCATCTTTAATAGATGAACCACCATTATTGCTTAACTCACCGTCAAGTCTGTTAAGTCTTTCCATCACACCAGGAACACGTGCTCTACCAGGAGATTCTTCTTCGCCTTCCCAATCCCTGCGAAACTTTTCCAACCATTCCATCATAGAACGAGTCTTTCGAACTGTTGGAGCAATCACAAAAAATACAGAAGCAATTGCGCTTGCAGTCGCACCCGCTATAAGAATGTTCTCTATCATTATGTGAAGTTACTTTCCGTAATACCATTGCCACTGGCAATAAGCGCGGCTTTCTCAGCATCGTCCACTTCATATTCGTGACCACCTTGATAAACAAAAGTGGCAGCAATAAACTCATCAAGAGACGGCGTACGAATACGAGTATAAGTTCCACCGTTATTAACAATACTGTCACCTCTAGGAATTTTGTAACGAGAAAAGAAATGCCCTCCACCTGCAGGACCTTCATCAACTGTTGGCGGTCTAAAAATAGGCAATTTGTTTTCTCCTTAATAAGTAAAGCCCCCAGTTACCCAGGGGCTTTAATTTTGATTTGAATCTAATTAAGCAAGGTTAATGCTTGAAGATGATTCAATTCTGTATAGAGATGCTTCGCGGTAGCGAGCAAATCCTAGCATACCGTACCAACCTAATGGACGGAAACGCATTAACTTATCAGTAACAGGACCAGCAACTACGTGTGGTTCTTCAGCAACTGCTTCTGCAAGTGCTTGTTGACCAGCAAGTAAGGTACGGAATACCTTTGTTACAGGGGTTACTGTAAGGGTGTTAGTTCCAACAGTTCCAGAGTTAGCAACATCTACTGTGTAAGTAGTGTTTGTTGCTCCTACGGAAATTGCTGTAATCTTTGCACCTGTACCAACGTTGGTACCAGAGATTTTATCTCCTACCTTAGCAAGACCACCGAAAGCAGCATTTGCTGCAACGATTGTAAATGCACCAGACGCACCGCTAACTGCTGAAGCAGTTGCTAATGCTGTTTGGTCTGCACCGTCTTTTGCTGCAGTCATACGTGGTGATTCAATGAAGTAAGCACCTTCGAATTGGCCAATTTCGCCAGCCCAAATGTTATCATTTGAGTTATATTCGTGAGGCAATCTCCAAGAACCTGAACCTGTTTCTGCACGAAGGTCGTGTGAAACTTCTGGATGTATTGCACACCAGTATAGGTTTCCTTTACGTGGAACTGATTTACCTGCACGAAGTTTTGCAATAGCAAAACGAATATCTGATGCAGCAATAATATCTTCTGCTGCAACTGTTGCACGTGAGGTTGGGTCTGATGCTCCACCTGAAGCATAACGAACGTTGGTTCCACCGTTGAGAGTAGTTTGAACTACATCATCAATTGAGTCAGCCATGTTGTATGCAAGGATGTTTGCAATACCTGGGTCAACATCTGTTAAAGATGTTAATTGCAGTTTGCGTGTTACTAAAGCAACGTTACCGTATTCATTTAGAGTAACTGATACAGATGATGTTGAAGGGATTCCTACGGCATCTGGGTCAGTTGTTTCTGTTAATGCGGTTGTTGCAACTGCCAAGTCATTGTAAATTTGAAAAGTTACAGATGTACCTGGAGATGTTACGTTAACTGGACGCTTGTCAGAAACTGAGCGAAGCATCGGTTGTGAACGTAACGCAAATTCTACTAACTTATCGTAAGCCTGTACAACAAGAGATGTACCGAGCGAACCAGAGTCAGTAGAGGTGAATGTGTTTGCCATTTTACCTTTTCCTTATTTGATTGTTTTTATGAGCCGTATCCACCACCAGCAGCATGAATCATGTTAAGTAACTCTTCTTCACTTGCATTTTGAATTTGAGATAACACATCTTGCGTACCAGTAAGTGTTTGAGCGTTTGCAGTTATAGCGTCAATAGAACGCAAAGCACCTAAATTAGGTCCTTTGTTTTCTTGCGCTGGAACAGCCACTCCAAAAACATCGGCATTCTCATCAATCCAAGTACCAATAACTTCGGGTGAAGTATCAATATCTGAAGGAATGAATTTTGCTATTTTTGGATTAACGCCCTTTGATTCAAGAACAGACTTGATAACGTTTTCTCTTTGACTTTTCTCAAAGTCACTAAGTTTAGATTCCATTTCTGACATCTGCTTATTTTTAACTTTGAGTTCTTTCCGTAATTGTTTTAACAATTCGGATTCGTTCATAGGGGTAACGTCTTCTTCGTCGTCCCATTCTTGATAAGTGTTGCTCATCGCAACGGTCTCCCATTCTGTTGTAGTTTCGCAAACCTCATTATCTTCTTGGGGGAGAAGTAATGGCTTTTGCTACCAGTCTTTTGCGCACACAGGGGCTGGTCGGTCCTGTTGTGGTTTAGAGGGTACCTGCTGTACCTTGTTGAGAAAGAGATACTTGAGACACACCACTTCGGCCAGCAAACGTTGCTTGCTCTGTTTGCTCAAGTTTCTTTCGTCTCTGTGAAGCCAAACCTTGGAACTGTTCTGCTTCTAATTCTGTTTGTAAACCTGTAACATCTTGTTGATAAATAGAACCAAGCACGACCAACAGTTAATCCACCCAAACCTGCACGAGCAGCCTCAGAACTAATCTCAGCCTGAGATACACGACGCTTCAAAGATGAAGCCATATCTTCTGGGTTCTTACCAGTTAGTAATGATTTAGCAAAATCTGCTTCAGTTAACGTTGGGAAATAAGTTGTTAATTGTTCTTTAAGAACACTATCAGCATTTCTGATTTTGTCATACACATTTTCTACACGGTCTTTAAGTTCAATAGCAGAAACATCTCCACCAATTAATTCAGAAAAAGTTCCTTGACTAGCCAAATCTTTAAGACCATATCTTGATAAAATTTCTTGATACTCTTGCTCGGCTTTAATATATTGAGAAGGAGTTAAAGGTTGTGCTTTTCTACCAGCAGCAATATCTGATGCAAAGTTTTGTTTATACTTTTCTAAACCAGAAAAACGTTCTTTATACTCTGGTGATTGTTGTAAGGCTAAAGTTAAAGCGGTTTCTGTGTATCCTTGATTAACAGTAAGGTCAACAATTCTGTCAGCAATGCTTTCACCTAAACCATATTGTACAGCAAAAGACTTAGCCAAATCAAAAGCACTTTGACGTTGTTGTTGTTTCTGTAATGATTGTGTTAATTCAAATTGGCGTCTTTGTTCTGCGGCAAGAGCAGCACCAGGGTCTGGTGGTGGTGCAGAAGGAACTGGTGAAGTATCACCATATTTACCAGTAGGATATAAAACTTTATTTATCTTATCATCAAGTGCAGTTAATTGTGCCTTAGTAGGATTATTAGGAATTTTAATATCAACGGTTCTACCAAGACTTGCTGCTTCTTGAACACGACGTTCTAAATATTGTTTACGACTCTCAGCCATTATTTACCACCGAACCCAAAACCAAAATCAGTCAAAACACTTTTCAATGAACCAAGAATTGATTCAGTAGCATTATAAGTATATTGCCACTTAGGGTTCTTTTTAACCTCTTTAACATAATCTAAAGCATTCATACCATTAACCAAACCTGTTTGAATAATAGGA